ACCAGGAAGACGATCAAGATTTATTTCTAACGAAGACATCATACGCTCTTCATCATCAACAGCGTCGATAAAAAACCGACCTCTTCCTGTTGCTTGAATAATTACTGAGTGTGTACGCTTACTGTTGAGAAAATCGCCCAGCCATAAGACAGGAGTTTCCGCAACCATTGGTGAGCGTCTTAGATCAGCAAGGCCAGTGTCTTGAGTAATCACCCTGTCCGTTGCTTCATAAACTCCATCCGCTGTGCCAAACATTAAACGACCACCAAGGAATGCACCGCAACGCGGTAAGAGTGTGTCGCCTAATTGGAAGTTGACCATTTCATATCCAGAACGGAAATTCATAGATAGTCTCTTGGTCTGAGTACCCCCAGGACGCGGAAAGAAAACATGATAGGTTTGTGTGTCGGGATCATAGACCGCGCTGATCATTCTTGGATCTGGCGTCGTCTTTACAAGTTCTTGATATAGCGGCTCGACTTCATCAGAGAGAGAAGCTTCCGCGATAGTAATACCGTTTTGCTCTGATCGCATGATTGAGTGAATACCGCGACGTGAACAGAACAAAAGGTCAGAGCCAGCATTCACAATTGAGTTGTGGCTGATACAACCAATACGAAGGTTAGCACGGCTGTCTAGCTGCCATTGCTCAAAGTCTGGGTCGATGATGTAAACGAGCGTTTGGTCTTTTGTGAAAACCGCTAGTCGGTTTGCCTCGAATGCTCCAAGCCCTGTGATTTCATCCGCTGTCCCAATAAGATTGGAAATGTCGATAAATGAAGCACGGGTTACTTCTTCAGTAATAGCTTCTTCTTCTAGAAAGATGTCGGGATTATCAACTCTGCTAAACTCAACTACCGTTGGCCTATCTTTAAATCCAGATATAGCAAGTCTTCTTTGAATAGGAACTCCAAAGGAAGGTTTGATAGAAGCTGTTGCTGTATCAAATTGAAACCCATCATAACGATACATTCTGTGATCTTTACAGAAAATATGCACCTTACCTTTAAAGTTAGTCATAGTGATTATTGCATCTTTAGCGTATGCCGACTCCACCCTATCACCACGATCTGAGGCTAAGTGAGTATTTGCAGCGTCTTCCTCTGCGTAACAAACACCTTCCCTGTTGTAGAACCGAAGGGCTTTTACTGGAAACCGATTAGATCCAGTATGTAAAAAGAACTTAGGATCTCGTATTAACTGACCACGATAGTCCACAAAACAATTTTCAAGGTTGAAAAAGTTTTGATCCTTTTGGGTTTCCATCGCTGTAATGTCACGAGAACGGTCAATGCCACGAAACCCGTAATAGGTCGTGGCCTGAGATTTTATAGCGATTGGTGCGTAAGCTAGTCTTGCCATTATTTATACCGTTTGTTCGACCCACCATCTTTGATATTAACCGTATACCCTTTGTTCCCATGAGTACGGTTATGCAAAGTATCCGTTAAGTTTGCTTGATACATTTGTAGAAAAACCATTGCCTTATCTGATCCCTGTTGGATCAAATAATGTGCGGTCAAACCATCAATCATTATCATGTCTGGAATAGGGCGGCACTCTGTAGGATCATTGTAGTAGTCAATGTCGCCACCCGTCCAATAAGGGTTTCGTCTTATTTCTTCAACGATACGGTTCGCCAATTCAATCATCATCATCATCACTTCACCGTCAATACGGGAAGGTGAGAAGTTACCAGCCCTAGTAAGAGCCGATCTTACCAAGTCTTCAAGGGGGGTGTTCTCTTTTGAACCAGCCGCAAACGGCTTAACAATGCTTTCTGGTGTTGCGCTAGATGTACTGGTTTGCACAACGGAAGTGTCAGACGTTGTTGAATTTTCCGTAGTCGCTGAATATCCCATTAATCGTCAGCCTTGATAATGCGACCTGACCAAACATGATGGTGTTTAGCCATAGAGTTTACAAGGTCATTAGGAACTTTCCACCAAACATGTGTGCGGCTACCATCCCACGCACCACGAACTCGACTATCACCAATCCTAAGATCAAAGACAGACGCTTCTTCATCAGACGAAACATACATGGAAAATGGACTAGACGCTTCTAGTGTGGGTGCTTTCTTTTGCTTTGCTTTCTTCTTTGGGTTTTCTTCACTTACCCAAGCTTCATTAACATTGGGAGTTGAAGGATCGTCACCAATAAGACGACCATTATTATCTCGCGCACGTTTTTTAGTCATAAGGTTACTCCTAAATTTACCTACCTATTATTTATGCTGATTTTTCACCCCTTAGTCGTCCCAATAAGAAAGGGCGACCGAAGCCGCCCTATCAATCAAACTGTGATAAAGGTTATGCAACCAAATCCCAATTTTTGATGTAGGTGTGAACCTTGTCTTGAAGCAATTCTAAGCCGCATTCCGTTAGGTACTCGTGCTTAACTGCATCAAGATCGGCAGCTTGTCTATCACGTAGAAGCTGCGTATCACGCCCTTCCATATAGCGGTACTTCATATACGGGAAGTCAATAATGACCGCCGCATTTTCCATACCAGGAACCATACGGAATTGTGGGTGTAGATGTACGGCTAATGTACCCGCAAATGTCTCATAACCTGTCAAGCTTACGCCATAGGTGTCTTCGATCACATGTGGAGTCCATCTGTCCTTACCGAATTTCTGCAAGTGTCCAGCAACTTTTGCTCCGCAGAACATAATTTTTTGCTTGGAACCGAATGCAAAAATGTCTTCGATCAATGCACGATCAAATTGATCCTCTGTCATTGTGCTTGAAGCCGTTGAACGGTCAATCACGTTTGACAAAGTATTGATCAACCCGCCAGTGAAACGGCGTGGCTGTGATGTTGAGCCGTTGCTTTCGTTCTTCTTACCGAAGAACATTGCTCTCTCAATATCCATCATGTGCATTTTTAAGGCTTTGGTTGCCATTTCGTCTTCTTTGTCGCCAGTCCTTAGATTTGTGGCTCTCAAAGTTTCGGTCACGGTAAATGCGGTACGAAAAATTTGTGTAAAATTTTCAGCTACCGTCGCGTCAAAACTCACTCCTGTTGGTGATGCCGCGCCTTCTTCATATGCTGTACCAGCTATGAACAATTCTGCATTATCAGCAATCTGGTGTGATGTACCGCCGATGTTTCTTTCAACAGTTAAAGCTGTTGCTGTCGCATCCGCTGTACAACGCATTACCTCGCCTGTGGTTGCGTTTACAACAATAGAACCAGCAACCGCAAACAAGTTGTCGTTACCAGCGTCTACTGTAATAGCTGTAGTAGAAGTCGAAGCTACTGCCCCGTTTACTGTCAGCTTTCTGTCAGGCAATTCGTCCCTAAAGTTCTTGAACTCAGGATCGTCTGTTGCCTCTGAACCTGTCATTGCTAACAGTCCGTTCAAAGGCGCATTGCCGTTTGGTTCCAAGAGCGTAAAAAGCTCGCGGTAGTTTTTCGGGCGAAAGTCTGTATTAAACTGACCTGTACCCCGAAGTCCTTGAATACCAGCCATCTGCTAGTCTCCTTTCGATAGGTTAAAATTTTCGGGGGACGTTAGTTGGCGCGGAAAACACGCGACCTTCCAATTTCCCATTATAGAACAAGTGAAGCCGTAGCGTCTGTTCATGTACTAATATGTGGAAAATTAAGTCGCGTGTCGTCCCTTATTTATGGATTTCTATTGGATAATGCTTTTGCAGCCATCCGCGCCATCGTATCATCACCAGTTGGCCTTGCCGCCTCGGAAGCTGGGCTACCTGATTGAGTTTGTAAAAAGGCTTGGCGACGTGAAGACATGTCCTTTAGCCTTTGAAACTCTGGTGTGTTTCGCTGATTTGAAAAGTCTTGAACTACCTTCATAGTCAAATTACTATCTGCAAAATCTTCAGCGGTATAACCACGTTCACCAGCATAGGCTTGGAAGTCTTGTACTGCATCGTCTGGTAAACCAGCCGCTTGTTGTGCGCGGTCTAGGTTGTTACGAATGCTTTGCTCAACAGCCGCCATTCTATCCCCTTGGGCTTGCTGTGAAGACTGAACGCCTTGCTGTGCCTGTTGGCCCATACGCTGTGTCATTTGATTGAGCATTTGCATACCCTGACCCAAACGCTGTTCCATAGAATTTAGACGTGCAGCCGCTTCCCTATATCCAGGGGGAAGGGAAATAGCATTATCGTCTTCATACTTTTTAAACTCAGTATCTAAGTTGGGCTGTTGCGCGTTAGGCGATGGTTGCTGTGGCTGTGCAGTTCCAGCTTGAGGGTTTTGAGTTGCTCGACCCATCTGTGCATTCTTTGTGTAAGCTTGCATAGAAGCTTCCATAAGCTTTGCAGCCGTGCCACCATCAATATTACCAGCCGACATCATCTTTTCAGCTAAGTCCATAACAGGTTTCATCTGTGCTTGCTTGTGGTTTAAGTCTCGGTAACGCTCAAATGTGCTTGTGATTTGTTGAGGTGTAAGATTTCGCTCTTTGTCACCCATCTTAACCTTATACATAACAGCCGCCTCTTGCGATTTATCACCTTCAGTCTGTGGTGAAGCGACTTGGGCAGCTTGCTCTTGTGGGGTTGCGTTTTCAGCGGGTGCGCTTTGCTCTTTTGGAGCCTCGCCTGTTAATTGCTTTGCTGCAATACGAGCGATTTGGTCTTCTTCTTTTGCCATTTTAAGTTTCCTTCTCGGCCATAGCGGAGTTATAAGTTGCGTCTTCTAATGCCAGTTCGCCTTGTAGTTTGTGAATTAAACGCTCTGGCACGTTTAGTAATTGTTCAGCGGCCCAAATTGCCCCACGCTGGAAGTCCATTTGTTGCTGCGTCATATCTGGTGATCGGGCCATGCTTAGAGCGAGGGTTAGTATTTCGTCTTGCATGACCTTGTTAATTTTAGCCCAACCTTTACTTTCAGAAAGTTCGATTAGGTCTTTAAGGTCAGTTTTAATTGTCATGGTTATTTTGAAGTTTTCATTCCTGTTTTTGGTTTCTTTTTAATCGGTGCTTTTTTAGCAGCGGTCATGCTTCCACATCCCGCCTTGCGTAATTGCTTACTTGGTCCTTTTGCCACTTTTCTTTCCTTTCTTCTTAGGGAAACCCTTTTTCATATTTGAATAAGCTGCATCCGAAATAGTTGAGTTAGACTTACTCCTCGACGTACCAGCTTTTTTACGCTTGTTGATATTACGATAGAGGCTCATTAGTAGCCTTTCTTCTTCTTCATAGGCTTGCCAGTTTTCTTGGCGGCTTTCTTAGCAGCGGCCTTACCAGCTTTTGTGTAAGGGAATTTCTTTTTACCTACTGTTGGCATGTTAGTTCTCCTGTTCTGGGGGTTTCTTAGTTCCAAACATACGAATGTATGTCATGTCGTCTGAATAAGCCTCTGCCCATCTGTTTTCAGTGTAGGTGGCAAAGGTTATCAAATCTCCTGTGTCTAAAAATAATTGGTCAACATCTGTGTCGATCTTGGCTAACGAGTTTTCAAGATGCTCAATCCTGTGGGCTTGCTCAGATAAATAAAATACCGCACCCACAGTTTGTGCGACGATTACGAAAACAAGTGCTACTGGAACCTTTAGATCACCCATGTTAGCAGTCCCACGCTCTACGCGACCAGTAGTTAGCCGTTAGTTTGTTGCTCTTTCCCTTGATGCCGCCAGAACGTGCGCAATAAGACTTTTTATTCTTTGGGTTTCCCTTCTTGATAGACATTTTAGGATCTCCAAATCGAACAACCACTTCCTTGCCACCCGAGCAAGCCTTTACAACAGACTTCTTCTTGCTCCCCGCTGGTGCGCGACGAGGCTTGTTACAAGGCATAGATTTTTTCGACACACGTTTAGTCGCCATAACAACTCCTTTCGGACATTATCCCTATTCACTGACTACGTGTCGTCCCTGTATTGCCCCCAAAGAACAAGGCTGTTTCTTTTTCCCCAAAAAACTGTCTTGGCTTTATGGTCAAGGATACTTGGGAAAACCACCATAGAGCCTTGATCTGCTTTAATGTCCTTTTCTTTAAACATTGAATTAATACTAAGACCCCCACCAATATAAGAACCTTTGGGAGAGAGTTCGATGGTTGCAGAAATTAACCGATATGGGCCAGTAATGCTTACATCTTTGTGCATCCCATAATGACCTAGCGTTCGATACTCTGTAAACTGAACGTCTTCATATTCATTGCAGACGACACCGTGGTGAAATTGACTTGTTTCAACCATAGCAGCTATCGCTCTTTGTATTAAAACGTCAATCTCTGGATTACTGCCATTACTAAACCAAGAAACCTTTGACCGTCTTTGTAGGGAAGGAAACCATCTTTCTTTCTGATTGCCAAAGCTGGCATCTTTTAAATTTTTACGCCCAGTTTTTATAATGAAATCACATTCATCTGATGTGAAAAGATTAGGTACTACATCGAATCTCGGCCTCATATCGGGTTCCTAACTTTTGGGCCTGTGGCTGGTTGGTGAGGAATGTGGCTTTCGGTAATTTGAGCATTACACGAAAATATAATTCTCTCTTTGTCGTCCATATGTCGCTTGGTATAATGAGGTACAAAGCTAGGAAAAATTATCATCATTCCTTTTTCGGGCTGTACTTCTAAGTTATCATTGAAAAAACCTTGCGTACCAGTGAACATCATTCCGTACAATGGATACATAGGATTACGAAAAATTATTTCGCCTGTTCCTTCAGAGGCATCTGCATAAAAAACTATACTAAAATGTGAGTGGCTATGTATGTGTTCGGGGATATAATGACCCTTACCATATATAG